TATTTTAGCATTGTCTTGTGCGTCAATCATAACAACGCCATCATCAAATACATCAATCATTACAAATGCATTATCTTTTGCAATGATATTTAAAGCTGATTCATGCTTTATAAATATTTCCGAAACACCAAATCCGTTGACTTCAATACGTCCTTTTGTAGCTCCGAGTGCAACGCACTTTTTTACATTGACCAAATCAATATTATCATCCAAAAAAACGCCAAATTCTTCCATTACGCCCTTAAAATTTGCACGTATGTAATCATTGTTCGGATAATCGTTTGAAAGGCAAAAATCAATACCATTTAGATACATTTGCACCATTGCCCGTTTATCTTCGAGTGTTTTTAACTCATTATACCATGCGTCGCATATACCGTTTTTTTTGGCCTCTTTTGCAAGTTCTTTTGCTATCTTCATAATAATTGTATTTTATTGATACACATTATTTTATGACAATCCTTGTGAACGTAACGAACTGCTTGATTGCGCTTCTAATAGTGTTACAATCCTGTCCAGTTTAGACAAATGAACATTGTACGACGTGTTTTGCGCAATAACCGATAAATTCATCAGCTGTTGACGCAAAATATCGGAAGCTTCTATCTGATTTATCCGCATTGCATTCATTTGCCCTGCAAGGATGCTTGCCGTTTCTTCTGTTACACCTTTCACTGCACCGGTTAAAGATACATCTGCCTCAGGCGTCTCAATGTCTTGAAATATTTTCTCGTATTGGCCAAGTGCTTGATTGAAACCTTGAGATATGGTTGCAACTTGCGCTTTAAATGCAGCAATTTCTGCATCGGTCAATGTATCGAATACAAACTCATCACCTTTCCAATATCCCATCGATTTTTCCAAGTTGTCCAATGCTCCTTGCAATTGTTTTTCGAGAAAATTCTTTTTCAGTTGATTCAATACCGCTTGTTTGATAACATTATCTACCGTATCCCCAAATGCTTGTGCGGCATCTTCACCCTTACTGAAAGCATTTACCAATGCATCGCCAAGTTCGTCAGCAAAGCTTTTAGCTTCCGTTTGAAGGATATCTGCCGAAATCTCATCCAGCATGTCTTGTATATCACGTCCCAGCTGTTCATACTGATCTTTATATTCGTTTACTTTGTTTCTATCGGTTCTTTTCTTTGCCTCTTCCTTTTCCCACATCGCCCTCAAGTGTTCTCGTTGTGCTTCCATATTTGCAATTGCGGCCTGTTGCTGCTTGTAAACTGCGCTGCCTAATGCTTTGTCTATCGACCATGCAAGCTGATTATATGCTGCCTGAAGTCTTCCTACGGCTTCCGCATGCTTTTGAATGCTCTTTTCTATTTGCCTGTCTTTATTCCCTATTATTGAAGAAACAACATTTGCAACAGCCTGTACAGCAGTTAATGATGCCTGTATAATGGTCAAAACAACGCTTGCTTTTTCTGCCGTTTTTATTGCCGTTGCCGTTGCGATTGCAACACTTGCGACGGCTGATAGCGAAGAAATCGCAGTTTCGCCTACTTCTCCGATCGCATCTTTTAAAATATCGGTTGAATTTATTGCATCCAATATGAAATCAAAGCTTCCTTCTGTGGCCTCTGCAAGTTGTTTCCAGTTGCGTTTTATATTTTCCGCAGAAGATTTCGAATCATCGCCTGCTTCTTTAAATATCGCTTTTATGCTTTCCCCAACCTGTTTAAACGGATTATCTGCAATCAATATCCGTCTTGCCTCGTTTAATTTATCCCGTATTGCATTCAGATCGATCGGATCGAACACACCGGAAAGATCATCGAATTTCGATTCTATTTCATCAATTAAAACAGTGATTTGTTGTGCAGTCAATTCATCGAGATTGACGAATAAATTTTTCCACGCCTCCGTACCGGTGAGCTCCTCGCTTGCAAGAGCAGAGATGGCTTTTGCTTGTGCTTCATTCAGCCTTGCAATCATTTCTTCATCGTTATGCTCTTGTGCGGTTCTTCGTTTTTCGTCATATTCATCGATAATGGCTTGCTTCTTTTGCTCAAACGTACCGTATGCGTTCAACATTTCATCATAATCGGTATCTCCTGTATATTTCGATTCAACCTCAAATTGCCTTTTTCGATTTGCTATTACTCTGTCTATTTTTTCACGTTCTGCATCGGTAGTAGCTTCAAGCCTTCTTTTTTCGAGTAATGCCAAATCGTTGTTATAATCCATTTCAAGCTTTATCTTCCTATCGATATATGAAGCATAATCTTCTAACAATTTTTCTGTTTCTTCTTTTTGTTGTTGTATGACAGATTTTTCAGCTTCTTCGAGTGTCTCTTTTTTCTCTTTATCCAATTCGGTGCCATCATCGGCCAATTCCTTACGCTTTTGAGCAATAATGTTTAACATTTCAAGCGTTGTTTTGGCATTATTCAGCTGTTCGGCCAGTTCTGTATTGAATGCTTCCAACACCGTTTTTTTTGTTTCTTCGGCGATCTGATCGTTTAGCATTCGCAGTTGTTTATTTTGTTCTTTTGTGCGGCTTTCTATGTCAATAGAGAGAATAATCTCCCGTTGTTTTTTAAGATAATCGATATAGGTTGCACCTTCTTTCAGAAGTCCTTCAAATTCGGCGCTTGCAGCACGAGCAATAGCCTCATCACCGGAATTTATCCACTTATAAAATCTTGTATATTCGCTTTTGTATTTTTCGAGCTTTTCCAGAAAAGGATCTTTCCCTGTTGTTTTACTTTCAACACCTTTAGCTCCTATAATGCGTTCTAATTGTTTTTGCCAATCCGATATCTGTTTATTTGCTTCCTGAATAGCTTTAGGATCTGAAAGTTTTTTAATATAGGCCTGTTTTTCTGAAATCATTTTCTCATACCAGCCAACTGAAAATTTCTCATATTCATCTCCACCTTCAATTCCTGCTTTTTTCAAAATATCCAACCCTTTTAATTCTTCTTCTGCTGCATTTTCATAACCACGTTTAATTTCAGCTTTAAGTTCTTCCAATTCCTCTTTTTTCTTACTTTTCGCAACATTTTCGGTTTCATATGAACCTGTTCTGAACATTCCGTATGAAGCATACACGGTTTTCGTGTCGCTCATTTTCGAAATTTCCTGCTCCAGTTCCATTTGTTTTTTGACTTTTTCCATCGATTGCTGCAGATAAACAGATGCTTTTGCTTTTGCTATTTGAGCCTCAATAAATGCGTCTTTGTTTTTTACCAACAGGTTTTCTGCATCTACGACATCATTCACCGATGCACCTAAATCGTCAAATGCTTTTTTGTTTTCGTCTATAAACCGTTTCTTTGCTTCAAGATTATCACCGAGAGCCGTCCACTTTGTGGACAACATCTCGATCGCTCCGATTGGTTTGTAGGCTCCTTCAACGATCGCTTCGCTGAATTCTTTTTGTTCCTTTTTTGCTTCTCGTTGTTTCTTTGTCAATAATCCGACTGCTGTCGCAAGTGCAGAAACTCCGGCAATTATCCAACCGAATACCGGAATCGATTTAATAGCCGTACCAACCAGACGAAATGCACCGGCAAGCGTCAAATTTGCCACTGTGCCTGCTGTTGCTGCTGTCGTTTGAGCAGCTGTTGCAGCCGTGTTTGCAGTTTCCGCTGTCGCATTAGAAACTGTCGCAGCCGTATTGGCTTGTTTTGCAGCCGTATTGGCCGTTGTTGCAACGGTTTCGGCAGTCTCAGCAATCGTTGCCTTTTCAACTACTTTTCGCCACCATTCCTTTAATCCATTTATCGTAACGAGCTGAAATGCCGAATCTTTATTTAATGTTTGTGAAACTTGTTGCAGTCCGATCGTGATTGCCATTACAGACTGTACCTTTGTCATTACCTTTTGTAAATTCTCGTTTTCATTAGCAAACAAAGATATTGCGCCTGTTACTGCTGAGAACCCACCTGCCAAACCACCCAATCCGCTTATAATTCCTTGAAATTGAGCCTCGTCACTGGCAAGCGTGCGCCCTTGTTGTGCAACGTCACTTTGAATGTCAATCAATCGTCCAAGCTCATTTTTAAGGCGTTGGTAAGCCTCCGATTGTTCATCGATACCCTGATCAACCAACCGCATCATCTCCTCACGCAGTTCACGAATACGTGTACGCATGGAAACTTGCGCATTGGCATTTTCTTCCTGTTTCAGTGCAAGATTTTCAAGGGCATTGGATTGTTCACGCAAGGTTTGCAGTTCTTTTTCTCTGACGACTATCTCGCCTTTTATTGCAGCCTGCTGTTGTGTAATTGCATTATATTCCTCATCACGGCCTGCGCTAAATGCTGCTCCGGCCTGTTGTCCGAGACGCTGATATTCTGTTTGAAGTTTCTGCAATTCTGCTTCGTGCAATTCACAGGCTGCTCCTATTTGACTTAATGCATTCCTTATTTCTTCAGCCGTTGAATAAAATGCCGCATCCATCTTTTTGCCGCCTGCAACAGTACCATCCGATAATCCTTGAATACGACGCATTGTTTCATCAATCGCCGCATTCATTTTTTCATTATCGAGCGATGCTTTAAAATGCAATCCTCCACCTTCAATTTCTGCCATTTCGTTTTACATTAAGCTGTTTACGTAATTCATTATATTTTCGCTGTTGTTTTCTGTCAGCTCAATTTCATCTGTCTCTAAATCGTAACTGGGCGCATCAATCATCATCCGTTGTACCAATCCCCATGCAATGCCATTTACAAGATAATCGTAAGTCCACCCGAAGTGCGCACAAATCGCACCTCTGCGACCATGCGGACTATTTAAACCTCGCTGTTTTCCTCTATCCGATCCGGCATTGTGCTTCGGTCGCTTGACATCAATCGAATAGAGTTCAAAAAATCCCCTAAATTGCACATTGCATTGATTAATACTGTTAATTGATAAAGTTCCGATGGCTTTATTTTCCTTGCAAACAATGCAGTCAATTCTTCAAGCCTCTTTTTATCTTCTTTGTAATACACAGTTCCGCCTTTTCCCGGTGTCGGTATCAAATAATCCGATCCCAAAACAGCAATAGCAACAACTCTTGCACAACGTATTGCATGATTATGAACGATGGATTTTGCCTTTTGCATGCCATCTTCCGATTTTAATGCAGCTTCATCGATCGCAAACTCTATCCATTCAGATGAAAGACGATCGAGTGTTCCAAGCGTAGGCTCTTCAATTTTGAATTGCTTGCGGACCTTAACCGGAATATGCTTTTTTAGCAATCCAAAAAAGCGTTTTTTTACCTCAAATTCCGTATCCTCAACCTCAAATTGTATTCCTTTATTTATAAGAGCGTTTAGTTCGGCTTTCTCTTGTTCAAGTGTCTTTTTTTCGTCCATTGTTGTTTTTTAGTAAAAAAGCCCCGAAAACACGAAGTTCTGGGGCTTTCGGTTTGTAATTACTCCATAATTATCAAATTAAGTCGTTTTTGGAACCGCTCTAATTGCCTTCCCGCTTTCTACAGCCATTGGAGTCACCGTAAAATCGATAAGAAAAATACCTTTGGCAGACACTTCGGCATTAACAACCGCCTCAATGTCTCCGTTAGGGATTTCAAAATCGAGTCCCTGTTCAGTTTCAACCAGAATAGCTTTGTTTGCAACGATTTCATCACCATCAAAACCCCACTTAGGATCCTGTTCGGTACCTACGTTTGTACCTCCGATATAATCGATCAATGTTTGTACATCTGCATCCATGATGCTGAATGTAACTTTCGGGATTTTCTTTTGTTTTTTCCGAACTTCAGGAGCCGATTTGCCTTCCTCGAAATGTTCGGTAACATCGGCGGCATCTTGTATAATTTTGGCAGTGTCCCTGTACGTTTTGCCAATCTTTTTCATATCTGTTGGCATTACACCGTCCGGTGCTGCTTCTCCAACCTTAATTTGTGCTAATCCTAATGTTATTAAGCTCATAATAAATAATTTTTTAGTTTGTTTGTATGTTCCAATTTATGCGAATGTTTGTAAAGTGCTGATTTACACTCGGTTCTGCCAATATGGTTTGATTGACAAGTATAAGTTTCAACCCTGTTATGTTCGCATTTCGTAATGTTTCGATTGCCATATTCGACAATTCTTTTAATCGTGTGCGGTTCGCTTTAAGTTGCTGTTTTCCTCCAATCGTAACAACTTTATCAGGAACGAATATATTTACGTTAGAGGTTCCTATTTGAGGCAGATAATCTTGCGTTAGATCAATGCTGTTTACTACAATGTCTTCTTTTACCGAATCATCCGGTCGATCATCACCGACGTAAATGCCGCCGTTTATTGCGGCACTTACGGGTGATTCTCGCAACAATGAAAAAAGCAAGGTATCTGTTTCGAACGTAGTTTTCATTCGGTAGCTTTTTGAATATTGGATGTCAATTTCTCGAGCATTTTCGGCAACTCACGCTGCGCAAGGTGTTCGGCGCTTGATAGCACATTCTTTCCTTTAGCTTCGACATAAGTTGCATAATTCATTCCGGCTACAACAACAAGACTTACATCTGTTGTTTCTTTTCCGACAGCCTCTGCAAGTGCTTGACCCGTACGAATCCCGATTGCTGCCGCACCTCCTTCGGCACCGCTTGCGGCACTGAACTGTGAATGTATTGCAACCCCATCAACAAAAACAGAATAGCCTGTTGAGGATGTCAAAGCTCCTGTTTGCATCATGTATCCTTTATTTGTTCGAGCTTCAATAACGCACATCTCTCCAAGCATTTGCAGCCGTTTGATTTGTTGTTTAATGATTTGATCGAGAAAAGCATCGAAACGCTTTTGAATGTCAGCACGTGTAAAATTCGGCGTTATACCCATAATCTATTATGTAACTGACCTTTGTCAAATTTAAGCACAACGCCTTCTATACGCACATCAGAACCATCCGCATTATTGGCAACGAAAATACTTGTACCCACGTCTACTTTTTGCGAATCCTTAGGCAATTGAATTAATGATGTAAATCTATGGAATGTTCCTCCTGCAACCTGTATTTCCGATCCTCTGCCGTCCGTTTCCTCACGGCAAACGGAAATAAATTCTGTGGTTGTCTCCGAATCACTCCAATTTCCTTCATCGTCTTGTACAGATTCTCCGCCAAGAATCGAAAATAAATAATGTGGATATTGTTCTACTTTCATTTACCAATAACTTGAACGATTGTAAACCTTCGGACGCCCGACAAGCACGTTTTCTTTGCCCAATTCATTGCACAAGGCAGAATAATAAAGCTTAATTGCTTCCATATTCCAGCTTACGGAATAACCTCCTTCTGATACATTCTGCATCATCCCTTTGAGGATAATAGAAAATCTGTTGTAAACAGCCAGATCACATGCATTTATATCCAGATCGGAGGCTCCGTCAAGCGAACTTTTCAAAAGGATAATGTCAATGTCATCATCCGAAAGTCCGAACCCGCTCAATGTTTTAGTCAAATATTCCTTGTTTGTCATCGCACACGCTTTTTAAATGCCGGTGTTTACATTTCTGTATTCACCGACATTATTTTAGTTCTTATTCCATGAGGTAGCGTCTATCTGCATAAGAACAGAACGACCTGCCAAATTCCAAGCCGGGAATAGATTTGCTATACCTTCGGTCACCTCTTTTACGGGGCTTTCTTCCGAGTACTTTTTAATCAAAGTATGACCGTTAAGAGCTTTAATAGCTGCACTTCCTTCGAGCTTCAAATCAATCGGTCTTTTCCAGTACGTGTTCCCAAGAACCTTGCTTTCACTGAAAAGAATTACATTTTCCTCGAAAGGATTTTCAGTTATGCGACTTCCATCTGCAAGTTCAAGAGTAATATCCTGGTCGATAACAACAATTTGTAACCCTCTGAAAATCTGGCTTTGCTTGCTCAAATATGCGTTTACAGTTTCCAAATTAGGAGCATCTTGCGTGTTTGCCATGTTTTGCACGAAAGAAGCGCAACGTTTGTACACTTCTTCTTGATTTGCAAACGTGGTGAACGTATCAAGGCTCATAAAAGCGAACTTGTAATTTACACCAATGGATTTTCCGATCTGCAAAGCTTCTTTGAAGTCCTTCGTGAAAGGCTTTCCTGCTGTTCCTGAAGCATAGGAAGTGTCAACACCAATTTTCTGATTACTTGGAATTTGATAATCAACATCATATTCCGTAACGATAGCAGCGTTATTGCTGTTCGTAAACTTCACTTTACCAAGTGATATTTGCTTCAGTGCGATCCATTCGGCACGTGCTGCAATGCCGTCCCAACAATATTTTGTATCTTCAGCCCAAAATTCGACCAATGCTTTCAGGTCAGGGTTGTTGCCTGCCATTGCTACCATGATATCGTATTCGGTCAATTCGTCCTCTAATTTCTCTCTTGAGATTGAAATTTTCGGAATATCTCCCTGTATGCGATTGATAGCTTCACGGGTCTTTCTCGGAATTGTCGCACCCCTTGAAACCAAGTCGGCGGCTATCTTTAAGCCTGCCTGTGCCTCTAACATTTTCCATGTCAGAAAATTTGTTTCTTTTAACGGGAAAAGGGTAGGATAATAGAAGTCTTTCAGATCGTAAGTACGAACTACGGCTTCCATGTCTTTTTCATTCAACCCTATCATTAATGATTTCTGCATAATTCTTGATTTTTAAGGGATTAAACATAAATTACACCTTTCAGTGCGGTTTTGATTGCATCGGTAACTTTCGGTGCGTTTGCTTCTTTAATTACACCAATTACCCAAGCTGAAACAAACAGGTTGTTTCCTGCTTCAACATCTTCGTTTGAACCTGCGATAGCGGATGGCGTAACAGCCAATGTCTTGTTAGAACCTGTGGTTTGATATGCAACCGTTCCGGCTGTAATAGCAACACCAAGCGTTGTCCCGACAGTGATAACATCTTTTGTTGCATTTGTTTTATCGATTGCGGTAATCGCCTGTCCATTTGCAGTCCCTGCTGCAAAATAATCGCCTACTTTGAAATGGTGCCCTTTTGCAACCTCATAAGTTGTTGCCGCATTGGTTGCATCAGTGATGATTTGAGCCGTTTTCACAACCTTGTACAAACCATTTGACCCAACTCCAATCGGCGTGCCTTCAAACAGAGCATTGCCTCCCAGTTCTGCAACCGATACGGTTACACCGCCGGGTATGTCGGCAATCCGATGAAGCACACACTTCGTGACACGATTATCACTTTGTCTTTTAATTGTAAGTGCCATATTAGTTTTGTTTTAAAAATTAAACCTCTTTCCCAGAAAGCTCATTGCTTTCTGTTTTTTTGCTTTCCACATAGTCGGCCACACCTTTTGAAATACCAGTTTCCGTTTTTTGTGCGAAAATGGGCTTTCCGTGACCACCTAATGCGGCATTTGCCATGTTTTGATTTGCCATTGAAATTGCGGTTTCTTTTTCGGTCAAGTATTCAGTAAATGCTTCGTCCGAATCGAACTGCATGCGTTGAAAATCTTTCAGGGTTTGTGCCTTGAAATTATCGTCTTTGCACGCAGCAAGTTTTTCGTTCAAAACCTGAAGCCTCGTTTTTGCAATATCACCCGCTTTGTACTTTTCCAATTCGGTTTGTAGCGGCTTTACGGCTTCGGCTATTGCATTTTTTATCATTGCTGCAATATCAGTCGTGCCGTCATCATTTTTTGTCTCCTGTTCGCCCGATCCGGGTTCTTGGGCTTTCCTTTCGACAAGGTCAAACTTCTTTTTCAAGTTCGTTTCAAATGTTTTATTGCCTTCAGAAACCTCTTTGTCCACTTCAGCCCGATATTCCTTAACGAATGTTTCAACCTGTTCTTTCGTCAGCTTTTCAATAAGGGCCGATGCTTCCTCATCTGTTGTTGCCTGTAACGCAAGTGAGCGTGCCAGGTGATTTAATCCGTCTTTACGCACGCCTGCGAATTTTGCCTGCAGTAATGCGAGAATTTTTTCTTTCATTTCAATGATTTTAAAATTATTGTACAAATCAACACATAACAAAAATAATCTGTATTATAGTAATACATTTGTCTTAGCATGTATACTTATTCTTTTTTTATTCACATTCAGCAAAAAAAGAATGAATTCCAAATAATTTTTCTTCTGAAAAGTTTGTTATATTAAATAAAACAACTATCTTTGCAGTGTATTATAGTAACACACAATTGTACTAACAAATTAAAATCGCAACAATTATGGAAAATGATTACATTACTCCTACAAAAGAAAATCCAATTTTCATTGGACAAAATATGTATTCAGGATATATTATTGATTCAGAATATAAAGATTGGGAGTGTAAAAATGAAGAATGTTGGATATGCGGAGAAACAACGGCATTGACATTAACCGATGCAATAGAAGCTACTCATAAACATATTCAAAATGGTAAAGAATATATCAATCCGGATACGAGGTTTGATGTGTATATGATCGATGGTACTTGCGACAAATACGGGGAACCGATTAGAACGAAATGTTATTCAATATCGATGAAACAAGCAAAGAAATTCAAACTTATATAACAAAAGCATCCGGATCGATTGTCGAATCTCATAAATAATATAATTACATTTGTAATGG